GGTCTCCAGCACGCGCCACCAGTCCACCATGTAGAGGTGGAGGTTCGGCAGGGCGCGGAGCAGGGCCGCCGATGTCAAGCCGAACCACACGCCGACCTCGGCGCCGGTGATGGGCCGGTCTTTGGGGCAGCGAGCCGCGATCTCTTGCCATGCCTTTTCCATTAGAGGTACCTCCCGAAGAGGAAGCCCGCCGCGAAAATAGCGCACGGCATGGCGAGGACTGCCAGCCAGAGCAGGTAACCGACAGGCTTTGGTACAGGCTGGAGGAAGCTCATGCCGCCACCTCACTCTTGAGCCGCCGCGACGCCTGCATCTGCTCGACAACCGGCGGGCCAAGGCTCGCCATGCTATCGAATATCTGGTTGTACCGCATGGGCAGTTCCATGGTTTTCAGGGTGCGGCCCGCGTAGTTCGACAGCAGGTCCTGGAGAACGCGCTGCTCCCATTGCGTGGAACCCGCCTTGACCGCCTTGATCCACTTGTCGAGCAAGCGCAGCACGGCCTTGGTGGGCTTCAACAGCATGACGGCGGTACTGAGTTCCCTGCCCGTCCGCGGGTCGCCGGGGAAGGCGTCCCAGTCGAAATACGAGAGCCCTATTTCGGCATCGCTCGCCGCGAACACGTCAAACAGGGCGGGATAAGCCCGGAACCTGGCGTCGGCATCAACGAACGCGATGGCCGCGCCGCCGTGGCGCTCCAGCGCAAACCGGATGGCCTCGGGTTTCTGATCGGTATTCGCTTTCCAGTCGCCGAGGTTTTCCACGTCCACGAGGGACACGTCGAGGCCGAAGGCGACGGCGCTGCGGGCCATGGCCTCGGCTTCCTGCTGGTACTTTGTGCCGCGCGTGTAATAGCCGCAGACCACGGGGCGGAGGGGCTTGGTGGAGAGCAGGCCAGCCGCCTCCGCCAGCGTGATCGTTGGGAAAGCGGTGAGTGCGGTGGGGCCGCAGACCGTGACGCGGATACCCGCTTTTTCAAGTCGCGGCGCTGCGCAGTCCAGTTGCCCCCGGTACTTTTCATAGACGCTATCATTTTCCGCGCTGGTGTATTCTCCGTGGTAATGCGCGCTCTTGCCGTGCTCGCCGCGCATATCGAAGCCCAACAGATAGATTTCCTTCGCGCCCATGGCCCATGCGATGTTGATCGCGCTGTATCCAGAATTTGAGGCCGCCCCGGTGTTCTCCAGCGTCGGTATAGGGGCCTCAATGTCCTTGTGCCGTCGCGCCAGCACCATCGCGTCTTGGATGGGTTCCGACGATTCGCAGGCCGAGTAGATCTTGATGCCGGGGAAGTTGCGCCAGCGTTCGCGGTCCATACCGGCCTCACCGGCGATAGCCCATCGCTGGAACCGGTCATCCATCGTGACCACCATTCCGGCGTGCGGGCATTCGTAAGAGCGGTTCACCGCGATCACGACTTCGCCGTGAAGCAGGTCAAAGTCGAAGCCGCGGAGCGATGGGCCGCCCGCCAGAATCCAGACGCGCGGTGCTTCGGCCAAAGACTGCGCGTGAAAAAATTCCGTGATGTCCGGGAGCATGATGCGCTTGGTTCGTGGCGGGACATTGTTGAGGTCGAAGGGCGCCGCCGGGTAGTACGCGCAGAGCAATCGCCCTTCTTCTGGGTTCGTGTAGGCACTGGGTATCGGGTCCATCACAAATCGCCACGAATCGGCGTCGATCAGGGCTTGATCGGTAAGTGTCGCCACGGGATAGCCGGGTATCTGCACGGCTTCCCTGTCCACGGTGTATAGGGGAATGCCCTTCCGCAGGTAGGCTTCAATAATCGCGCTCTTGCGAGAGGACTCTACGACAAAAGCGGCGTTCACCTGCTCTACGTCGCTGTCGCGGAAGAACTTGTCTGTACGGTGAAACGCATTGTGCCCGCCGCGCCGCAGGGCATCCACTATCCTGGGGGCGTTTTCGGATCTACCGTGTACGGCAATATTCACTATGCTCTCCTTGCCGGGCGGGCGGGGATGCCTTATACCCCGCCCGCCCGTAATTGCTACTGAACGAGGATGCGGACGCCCGCCGCGTCTTTGAGGCTGGTGGCCTTGAGCGTCCAGTTGGACGTGGTGGCCAGAGCGGCATCGGTGGGATTCGCGCCTCCGCCGGAGACGTTCCAGCCGAAGCCGTGGCAACCAAGTGTCACCGCGTATTCGCCCTGAATGCGGCGCTTGATGTTTTCGCCGCCGCCGACGCGCTCGTTGAGCACTTCGCCCTGTTCGGATTCCGTGGCCGTAACGCCGCCGGCCACGAGGCCGAGGACGTTGTAGGTATCCGTGGTGATGTCGTTCACCAGGGCCGGGCTATCCGTCACGATCACCGGGCGGTTGAGGGTGCCCGGCGCGCCGCCGAAGATCACGACGTCGGCGACGTTGGTGATCTTGTCGGTGATCTGGCTTCCGATGAGGTTGTAGAAGGGCTTGGAGTGCATGACCCACGCCACGATGCGGGAGCCCTGATCGCCCATCTTCGCGATGCCGTTGTTGAGGTATTCGGTCACGAGCGTTTTCGTGGAAAGCCCCGTGGCGTCGTAGAGGATGCCCGACTGCCCTTCGAGGGCCGCGCCAACGGCGGTCAGCGCGTCGTTGAGCATGGCCTGGGCCTTGGCCTGCCCGATCTGGATCCCGAAATTAAAGGATGCCTCATCCAGGCTCTTGCCAAGCATCCGGATCGCGACTTCGGTGTACTCGAATGGCCCGATCTTGCGGTGGCACTTGACCTCCACAAGCTCTTCCTGGCTCGGTGCGACGACGGTCGCGGCGGAAACGCTGGTGATGTCCCGGCGGGTCACAAGGCCGGACGGCATCTGGAAGAAGCCCTCCTTCCGATAGTTGCCGGGGTGGCTTTCGGATGCCAGGACAAGGGCATTGTTCGATGCGGCGCCCCAGCCGATAAGGGCTTGGGCAACGCCTTCGGTCATGCCCTCCTGGAAGTGGGCTTCGTAGATTTTGAAGTCAGACGGCAGGGCTGGATCAGCCATGGTGTTTTACCTTTTGAGTTATTCGGCAAGCTCTCTGTAGGCGGCCCCGCCATGCTTGGAGATGTACGCAGCCTTGTCCTTTGTGGACATTTCAGAGCGCTTGAAATTGCCGAGACGCTTGGAGTATTCGCCTCCGCCGGAACCAGATCCGCCGGTGGCCTTCACGTGGTGGGGGTGCGCGGTCGCCCAGACTTCGAGGGCCTTTTCCACGGGCAGGAAGTCCTCGACCTCTTCGCCGCTCTCGTTTTTGAAACGGAGCCTAAAGAAATCCTTGACCTCGCCCGTGGGCTTGCCGTCTTCGCCCTTGACGGGCTCGCGCTTGTGTGCGTTGAGGAGATGCGGGACCAGATCGGTTGCGGGGTCGTTGAAGTTCGCGCCCGCCGCGCCCAGAATTTTGGTCTGGACCTGGAACCGGACAAGCTCGGCGGCGTTCTTTTCCGCCTCCGCTTTGAAGCGTTCGGCTTCCTGGCGGTGCTTGTTGATCTGCGCGGCGCTTTCCTGCTGGGCGGCGGACTTGATGTTTTCCGCCTCGGCCTCAAGTTCCCGAACGCGGACGGCCGATTCATCGACCATCTTCTGGAGGCCGGGCACCTGTTCGGCGGCGGCCTTCAGCGTTTCGAGATTCTTCTGTTCGCGCGCCAGCCGTTCCTTGACGGTCTTGTCGATGTCCGCCTGGGTTTTCACACCCTCGACGGTTACGGCTTCGCCGTCCACTTCGTAGGGCGTTCCGTCCTCGGTGACCAACTGGCCTTCTTCGTTTAACTTGAGCTTCATTCGATGTGGTCCTTGATCTGTCTCACCGGGCATTTACCGCTGCCCGTTGGCGCTCCGGCTTTAAGGGCATACCGTTCGCCCATACCGCGCGTCGGGGCCGCGCGTAGGCCCTTTATTCGACTGGCTCCGGCGGCATCGACTGCGCCACCGGGACCAGAGATTTTGCGAGTGCCGCCGTGGCTTCGGCGTCTTCGGCGTCGAGCATTTCGATCTCGGAATCCACGTCCAATTCGGGCGGGATGATCTCGCCGCGCTGGAGGATTTCGAGGAGGGTCTTGCGCGTGATAACCGGCTTGCCCCCAGATAGCTCCCAGAGGCGGGAGATCATGGCCTCCTCAATCGTGGCGTCGTCGAAATCGCGGTTGTACTCGACCTTGATGGCGCCGGTTTCGCCGAGCCATAGCGCGGCGATCTTCCAGCACCTGAGTTCGGAGCTCTCGCAGTTCACGGAGGCGGAGCGCAGCGAGGAGTTGAAATTTTGCTTGTACTCTTTTTGCGCGTCCGCGCTTTCGACCTGGGCGCTGTCTTTCTTGGCCTGGGCGAGGGCGTGCGCGCGGATCGTGTGCTCGATGGAAGTTATGGACTCGCGGATCGAGTCGAACGCCACCCCGGTGGTTTCGAGGACCTTCACGTCCACGGGGATGCCCGCCGCGCCGCTGGTGTCGATCCAGATGCCGTTCGACATGTCCATGATCTCGAACTTCTTCGGGGACATGACCACGGGCGTGGGGTGTGCCGCGATACGCTCGGACCTGTCGAGGTCGGAGCGTTTGTTGTAGATCAGGACGATGTGCTCGATCAGCGAATCGCAGACGGGCCAGCCGGTGTAGTTGCTGTACTTGATGCCGAAAAATGGGACCAGAGGAACCACCCCTGACGTGTTCATCCCGGCCTCGACTACCTTGATCGCATTGCCCTCTTCACCGGCCTCGATGATCTCCCATCGGTCGCGGTACCAGACTTTCCACTGCGCTATGGATTTCTGCGCCTTGCCGGGTTCCATGCGCTGCTCGTAGCGGGACTGGCGAACGACGGCCCAGACTAATTGTCCGTCCGGCCCGACCTCCCAGTCAGGGACACTGTTCGCGGGGATCTGCTCGAAAAATGGCCGGTGCCTGCTCGCCTTTTCCTCGGCAAGCGAGGTATGGCCGGCCTCCGGCGCCTTGGGCATGTCCACGGCGACCCAGTGGTAGCCGTCTACCTGTGCCTCGAAGCTGGCGGCCTCGAAGAATGAATCTGCGGAGCCCCCGTTGCGGTCTACGTCGGTGGCAAGGGCCTCCAGCGCGGCGGGAAGCGTCCGTTTTGGGACCTTCCGGAACATCACGGCCTGCCGGGCCTGGACGATCTTCTCCACCCAATTGTCGATGACGGCGCGATTGAGCCTTACGGTGTATTCATCGTCGGACTCGCGGGGCTCCTTGTAGAGGTACGTCGTGGTTTTGGCCTTGACGGCACTCCAGCCCTCGTAGAGGTCGCGCGACTTTGTTCGCGCATCGAGCGTGGCGGTGTATTCCTCGTGCTCGTTATCGAGATTTGTTTCGGCCATGATCGGCACAGTCGGGATCTGTACCGGGGCATGACAACCCACAAAGCACTGGAGGTCGCGCTATGCGCCCCAGACGCCGACGCCGGTGAATGCACCGGTCTCCACCGCGACCGACACCTCGGGCGCGTAGGTCAAGGCCAGCGCATCGCCGTAGTCCGGCGACCGGCCCAGGCGCACCCGAATATCGTCCTTGGGCTCCAGGATGACCTTGCCCTGGCTGTTGACGCTCCAGCGCGGCGCCGTGAGGTCCTGGGTGAGTTCGTCGTTGGGCGGCAGCGCCAGTTGTCCGCCGAGCTTGGGGTCCAGAGCATCCCGCACCGCCCAGTAGCAGTAGGCACGGAGGTTCACGAATTCGCGCTCCCCAGTGAGGTCCCGCCGGTACTTCGCGGACTCCGAAAACTTCACGGATTCCGCCGCCGCCGAGAGTTCGCGGAGCCTGCTGAATACACCCGCGCCCTCGCCGATGGTGTCGATGTAGGCCCGGCCCCCGGTGGCGTCGAGGATGGCCTTGATACGGCCAGCCGTCGCCATGTGATCGGACTGCCCGAAAGCCGCCATCTCGCTGACAGCGCTGCCGTGGCGATGCACGTAGACCGTGGCGTCGGTCCCCATGCCCGCAACATCCACGCCGAGGCGCAAGGGTCCCTCCAGCACGCTCCCGGAATCCCGCCATGCCTGCCAGCGCTGGTGCGCGGCCTCCACCCATGCCAGCGGTATAAGTTGGCCCTCGGGCTCGCGGGGCCACTCCCCCATGACTTTGACAAGGAACAGATCGGAGGGCCGGAACCACCGCAGCCCGCGACCGTCGCCGAGGTCCCATCGAAAGTCATGGTCTTCCGGGCGCTCATCGCCGGGGTATACGTCGGCAACCCAACCCGGTTTTTGCATGACGTCATTGATCCAGAGCCGGTCTACCTGGCCGGGGATCAGGGTTTTGCCCGCCAGCACGTTGGGCGCGTTGAGGCACGACAGCGTGAATTTTGCGTACAGCGGCGACTTGAATGCCTGGTACGCCTCCCCCGTGGTCTGGTTGGGGTTGAGTGCGAGGATCAGCCGCGAGTTGCCGGTAAGCAGGCCCTCGATAGCGTTGAAGCTCTCTTGGGCGATACCAGAGGCTTCGGTGACGGCGACCATGATGTTCGGCGCGTGAAAACCGGTCCATGCCTCCGTGGCTTTATCGGCGGCCTTGAAGCCCAAGAGGAACCAGTCCGTGGTGGCGGCGTTGAGCCGCCAGCCGTGCTGTGTGAAGGTGCCGCCCAGGGGCCAGCGCGCATTTTTCCAGAGCTTCGTGCATTCCGCCATCATGATGTTGACGACCTGGCGGTCCGTGGGGCCGGTGCAGATCACCTTGCAGGGGAAGCACAGGAAGAGAAAACAAATGCACCCCACCGCCGTGATGAAGTCCTTACCGCGGGCATGGCCACTGCGCACGACGGTACGGCGGTTGGTCTGGACGCTGCGGAGGATGGCCTCCTGATCGGGGTCGAGGTACACGCCAAGGATTTCCCGCGCGAAGGCCGGCCAATCCCCCTGGTAGCGGAGTATCGCCTGTCTATCCCTGGGGCTCAGCACCGGCAAGGTCGGCGTCTCCGGCGGCGGCCATGACGAAATCGGCGAAGGTCTGTTCGACGGTGACGCTGGTCTTCGTGGGGGCGTCGAGCCCAAGTAACTTGCAGCGGCGTTCGATGCAGCGCTCTACGCCCGCGAGCCACGAGGGGTTGCCGTCGCGATCCTCTATGGTCACGCTCGACTCTTCGGCGTCTCCGGAGTCCGCCGTTTTCTGCTTGCGGCCCTTGCGGGTACGCGGGGCCTTGCTGCGCTCCCATGCGTCCCAGTATTCGGATTCCAGGCGGTCTATTTTGGCGAGTTGTTCCGCCCTGAGTTCGTCGAAGTCGCGGAGGGCGGAGTCGATCCAGCGCTTACGCAAGGTCCGTAGCGAACTGGATATCGCCTGCTGCGAAACGCCCATCTCGCTGGCAATGGCTACCTGTGCCTTGCCAGCGAGATAGAGCGCCGCAATTTTCTGTAGGTCGTGTTCGCGCTTGGCGCGCGATGGTGTCGTAATGTCCAAACTAAATCAGCGACATTTCCCGCTGCGCATGCGGCGCGGGGATGGCGCCCTTTCTGGGTGTTGGGTACTTCCGCACGGTCTCGCCGTCAAGCTCGATGCCAAGCTCTGTGCGGTATGCCGCGCTCTGCTTGTAGAAAAACGCGACCCCTTGGTCTTCGCAGCGGCGCTTCATAACGCGCGGCCATTCCAGGTCGTGCTCGCGGTATCCGGGGCCGCTCTCCCCGCCATAGATCACCCAGTCCAGGCCGTCGAGCCTGAGTGACGGCAGCGGGCCGAGGGCGGGCTCATAGGAGATAAACCGGACCACGGCGGGGATCTGCTTGATGGCTTCGGCACGCCACGTGTATTCGTCGTTTTCCACGCTGGTTCCGATCCACACGTTGTTCCAGCCGGTTGGCCCCCAATCCAGGGGCAGGCACTCTGCGTATCGCTCCGGGCGCTTCGTGAGTAGCTGCCAGTCGAGCCACGGAGTGGCCCTGATGAGTTCCCAGAGGCGGCCGCGCTGCTCCGTGATGGTTGGATGGTCTTCGAGGATGTCACACATCGACGAGGAAAAAACCCGGCGGCGTTCACCGGCGGCCTCGGCATCCGCGTTCCATTTGAGGGGTTCTTTCCAGTACTTGTCGCTGAGGACGCGGCGGGGCTTGCGCGGCCCCCACACGTCGTGGCCGTACCGCGAACTGAGCGTATCCGCGTAGCAGTTCTTGCAGCCCGGCGACACCTTAGTGCAGCCCCACGCGATATTGAAAGTGTGGTTGGTCCATGCGATGATCGTCTTGTCAGCCATTGTTTTGCTCTCCGTGTTGAGGTTCGAGGCGCATGCCGAAGTACCAACAATTTGTTGCTCTCGGCGCCTCCATTGCTTCACGGATAATTATATCATACTGTACTGGTAGACTGCAACACTTTTCTTGGATAAGCGGGAGCGCCCTGGCTACCAGTCCCGGTGGCGTTTTAGGGGGAATTTGGCTGGCCTTCCGGCATTCCTTGGATATATTGAGCCCGCCACCGGCGCGATTTATGCCCCAAGTCAGAAAGACCGTAACCGGCGCTTCAATCGTTTCGCATATCCTGACAAAATGCGCCACGGGGTCGCCGTAAGTGTCCACATCGTACACATCGATATTCGGAATGGAGCCGATGATCCTTGCGCTATCGACGGAGAGCCTGCCCTGTCTTGGTTTCTTGTCCAGCCCGAAATAGGTCATGGCAGGGAACTCCGGGAGAAGTAGCGACCACAGCGTTTTCTCCGCCTGGCAACAGTCGAATACCAACCCGCCGTCCGGGTGGTATTTTTTCAGAAAGTACCGCCTCAATACGAGCTTCGCCTGGAGGTTACTGTTATCGGTTTGCTTTGTCTTCACTGCCGACAGACACCTCAACCCACACCCCGTCCAGGGCGAGAAGAGACTGGACAGCCGCGTCCACTTTCGGATAAACCGACACCGGCGCGTGAACCAGCACCCATACGCATTCGATGGGGCGCTCCGTGAGGATTGGCTTTAGGTCGGCCTCCGTTACTGGCGGCTTGGCACTCGCAAGGCCAAGCAGTTCCGCGCAGTGAATGTCCAGGTTTTGCAGTAGCTTTGACATGGCGTCATCGTCAACGATAGCCAGACCGGAAAGCGGGTCGAGGGTCGCAAGTATGACATCCGCCTCTTGATCCGTCACGTCGAGCACCAGACACGGCCATTCAACATCCTGCCAATTTTCCC